TTGGATAAAACGAACGCGGAGTATACCGCGCTGTTCGACAGCTTTGCTGATTGGAGCGCGACTACAAAACACGAGCGGAAGTACATCACATTACTTTGGACGGACGCACAAAGAATTAAGGTGTTAGATCTAGGCGTACTAGGTGTTAACGAAAAAGCACTCAAACAATTCGCGCAGGGTATGGGTGTTCGTGAAACTACCTACCCAGACTTCAACGCACTGCCCGAAGAGTACAAGGGTAAGGTGTCCATGCTACACATAGCAAAAGAAGATACGTTCGTACCTAATGTGGGCTGGCGTAAGGGGGAGGTGTACTGTGTACAGAATTGATGGTCTAGCAGGGCATGATACAATCTACCGAATAACGGTACACGATGCGCCCATACAGTACCAAGTACAATGTATTGGCACAGAATGTGTTGACAGGGGTGGAGCAGGTGAGTATTCTTCACTACAAGAGATGCCGAAATGGATGCAAGGTAAGCTGGCTCTACTTTACATGGTAGACCCACTGGATACTCAGGGGGTAACAAACTGGCCTTCCACGGTACATCAGACGCGAGAAGGGTTCCCGCGTTTAGATAGAGATAATTCTTTACAGATAAAAGGCATAGGCAGTAGACAAAGTGTCGATACCTTCTGGGTCATAGAATAGTAGAATTTGGAAGTGAGCTATGAATGTCGGGGGAGCGGTGGCCTCCGACCTCCTACACTGGGTACGTCAATGGCCCAGTCGAAAGAACGGATAAGATGAAGTGCTGGCTCACGCCCTTAGTTTTGTGGGGGTCATAACGGCGAATCTTATCAACCACCGCACTCAGGGGCTTAGGTAACAATTTTTAGGAGATACGAAAATGCGTAACAAGGATAACGAGACACCATTGGATGCTGCAAGGGCAAGAATCCTGACTAACCTCTGGGCTAGGGGTCAGTGGGGTGACAATCAAAAAGGTAGCGGAGAGGACACCGACAGCTTTGACCTAGAAGTGCAGAAGCACTACGCCAAGATCCACAACCAGTTAGCCGATAAGTGGGGTTTTGACCCGATAGACTTTGAGGTGCTGCACATAAGACCGCTGGCTGACTTGCTTGAAGAGACAGCGTAACAATTCCAACTAACTAATTAGGGCTAAACCTTGTGCGTTCGTACAAGGTTTGAAGCCAGCTCCCACAAAAGGAAACGGTATGGCGAAGATGACACTAGAGATGGAAGTAGACGAAGACACCATGCAAGAAGTTTTAGATAGCATAAAGTCAATATCTTCACTGACCCGCGCTACGGATGACCTGTGCCAAGACTTTACTTACCTTAGTAAAGCGATAGAGACAAACCAGCGTGAAATAAAGAAGTTAACCACAAGCGTAACTAAACTTTTGAAGGAGACCAAGAATGGCAATGACACCGGAAGCCAAGGTAAAAGCGGTGGTAAAGAGTCAGCTTAAAGGCTTAGGCGCGTACTTCTTTTTCCCCGCTACGGGTGGGTATGGTAGGAGCGGCGTACCAGATATTGTCGGGTGTTACCAAGGAGAATTCTTCGGTATTGAATGCAAGGCAGGTAAGGGTACGACAACGCCCTTACAGAAAAAGAACTTAGAGGACATAGACACCGCTGGTGGCTTGGCCTTAGTAGTGAACGAAGAGAACATGCACGATGTGAGTGGTCTGTTAATAGATAGGCGACTCAGTACCAGTGCGGTGAACAGCTAAACGGAAAGGAGAACCAAATGGCTAAACCCTCAGTGAAACGTGAGTTGGTGTGGAAGTACTTAGATGAGAATTGGCCCTTTGCTAAAAAGGATTCGATAGTCAGAGACACAGGCGTAAACGCAGCTTTTGCCTATAAGTTGTTACGTGAGTACGAGTTAATACAAAAAAGCCTAGGGAATGTACATTCCAGCGGTAGGACAGAGGCGAAACCAGCTCCCACGGCCCTACAAAAACAACGAATTAGTGTCGCGCCTAATGTGAGCGATGGTAGCACTGCTAGCTACTACGAATTGCCCGACGGTGCGGCTGAATTGCAAGACCTTATATCCCACAAGAACATGAACGCACAGATTGGTGAGATCTTCCGAGCGGCGTACCGCTACGGCGAGTCAAGCCACAGCAATGAGCTACGTGATGCCAAGAAGATTAAGTTCTATGTTGATGCTGAGATCAAGCGACTAGGGGGTTGATATGCCGAAGTTTGAAGTTATGTACCACACCCTAATTGAAACTTGTGTGCTGATTGAAGCCAAGAACGAAGAGCAAGCTAGATTCGCTGCCGAAGATGGTGAAGGGATAATTCTACGTATACCGCAGGAGTTGTTCGTTGAGATTAAGAAGGTCAAGCAGCGGGAGCCTGAAAATGGGTAAGGCGCTTGAGGAGTTAGTGATTGAGAAAGGGGTACTGCTGTTCGATAAGCAGTACAACAACCAAGGCGTATATGAGATTACGTTAACTAAGATGGATCTTGGTGATTCGTTTGTAGTGGTTGACCCAGACGGATACAGGGTACGTGCATTTCGTTCGGTAGCTAAACGTAAAGGTTGGAACATCGCCAGCCGTAAGTTAGATAGTGAGGGTAATTACCGTATCTGGTTAACAGAGAAGGACGGTAAGACGTGGATTTAATAACGCTAGACTTTGAAACGTACTACGATAAAGACTTCTCACTTACTAAAATGACTACTGAATCCTACGTACGTGACTCTCGTTTTGAGGTGATAGGCGTAGGTGTAAAGGTAAACAACGGCCCTACGGAGTGGGCATCAGGAACGCATGAAGAACTTAAAGGGTATCTACAAGGATTCGATTGGGCCAACAGTATGTTATTGGCTCACAACACTGTGTTCGACGGGGCTATATTGTCTTGGTTATACAATATTCGGCCTCGCGTTTGGGCTGATACTCTGTGTATTGCCCGTGCTGTACATGGGGTGGAGGTTGGTGGAAGTCTCAAAGTACTTGCAGAACGATACAACATTGGTGAGAAAGGAGATGAGGTAGTTAACGCATTAGCGAAACGCCGCGAAGACTTTACTGAAGAAGAATTAGATAAGTACGGTGACTACTGTGTAAACGATGTGGAGTTAACCTATAAGTTGTTTGCGCTAATGAGCAAGCACTTCCCACGACACGAGTTGAAAGTCATAGATGTGACCCTGCGTATGTTCTTAGAGCCTATACTAGACTTAGATCTTGGACTGCTAGAGCAGCACTTAGAAGACATACGTGACCGTAAGGACAGACTACTAATCGAAGCGGGAGTAGATAAGTCAGACCTTATGAGTAACGACAAGTTCGCTGAACTGTTACGCGGTCAGGGAGTAATACCCCCTACGAAGATAAGCCTCACTACGGAAAAAGAGACATATGCGTTTGCCAAGACCGACGTAGAGTTCAAAGCATTAGCGGAACACCACAACGCTAATGTACAAGCATTAGTAGCAGCTAGGCTGGGTAACAAGAGCACGTTGGAAGAGACCCGTACGCAGCGGTTCATAGATATATCCAAACGTGGATTACTGCCTGTACCTGTTAAGTATTATGCAGCGCACACGGGTAGGTGGGGCGGTTCCGATAAAATTAACTTACAAAACCTACCGAGTCGTGGGGCTGACGGTAAAGTATTGAAGAAGAGCATCATCGCGCCAGAAGGCTACACCCTAATCGACTGCGATTCCTCTCAGATAGAGGCTAGGGTATTAGCGTGGTGGGCTGGGCAGGATGACCTGATAGAAGCGTTTGCTAATAAAGAAGATGTTTACATCAAGATGGCAGCGCGTATCTATAACATCCCAGAAGACCAAGTAACTAAAGACCAGCGGTTTGTAGGTAAGACCACTATCTTAGGTTGTGGCTATGGTATGGGGGCAGACAGGTTCAAAGATCAGCTAAAGAACTTTGGTGTAGAGGTAAGCCGTGATGAGTCTGCGCGTATCATACGTATCTACCGTGATGCCAACGGCGAGATAACCAAGCTGTGGAGAGATGCGGGGCGTTTGATTCAGGAACTCTCTAACAAGAACTCAGTGATGATAGGGGTGCCACCAGTGGTAGAGCCAATAGCTTTATTACAAGCGATACAACTACCATCTAACTTATTAATGCGTTACGCCGACCTAAAGGTTGGTAAGTCAGAAGAAGATGGGCGTGCGGAGTTTACGTACAAGAGTAGAAGAAGCCGAACCCGTATCTACGGTGGGAAGCTAGTAGAGAACGTCTGCCAAGCAGTTGCGAGATGTATAATTGCCGAGCAGATGGTACACATAGCCAAGTATTACCGTGTAGTTATGACCGTACATGACTCTATTGTGTGCTGCGTTAAGGACAAAGAAGTTAAAGACGCGCAAGAGTACATAGAGAGTTGTATGCGGTGGGTTCCAGCTTGGGCAAAAGGAATGCCGCTTGATTGTGAAAGCGGAGTAGCAAAATCATATGGAGAATGTGAAGCATGAAAAATGTATTAAGGACGATAAAAGATCAAGATACTTTAGAATTGAATGATGAGAAGTTAGCACCGGAACCTAAACAGAAAGGGAGTAGGTCTTTCTACTTGTACGACATAGTACGTAGTTTAGGAGGCACCACTACCTTAAACGATATATGGAAACTAATACCCGCTAGTGACTTAGCTATACCAAAAAAGAAGCAAGAACTACGGGATTGGATAAGTTCAAGTTGTGTAAGCAAAGGCTACATACATAAGGTATCTATGGATGTGTACCGCATAACAACCTTACAAGAGTACGAGCGTATAATAGCTAGAAATAGAGCAACGGCTAGGAAGTACTCCGTTAGGGTAAAGGCTAAGGAACTACGTGCCGCTAGACAGGAAGCCAAGAAACAGGAGCGTGCAACACAAACTACCCTAGAAGCAGAAGCTAAGGACACCATGTTAAAGCAAGCCGCATGGAAAGCAGCCAAGGAAAAAGCGCGGGAAGAGTTGTCCGTGGGGATAGAGAGCGTTATGCCACCTCGCGCACCGACACCGACTAAGCCCGTAGGTAGGCCAGTTGTTAAGCAGCCAGAACCTAAGCAGCCAGAGCCTAGTAGGTCGTTTGCTAACCAGTATTTAGGGTCGCTGTTGGGTACGTCAGTTGCTATCGTATTGTTCTACGTGATCGTGCGGGTAATATAATGAGTAAAGTTCAAAACGGGCCGCTACTAAACTATAAAGACATGTACAAGATTTCGAGAATGCGTGTTTTGGGGCATACTTGGAAAGACATTAAGGCAGCTATGCCGCATAAAAATATCTACGAAAAGTATGTGAGGTTAGCGTACATAATGAACCACGTAACTTCAAACGGGCAAGACTGCACCGAGTGCGGGGCTAAAAGAGATATAAGTACTTATACTTATAAGGGTACGGATGAGGAGGAGGCCCGATACCTACGTGCGGAACGGTTTGAAGAACTTGAAGATTTTAAAGAGTTTATGGCACGGCTAGAAGAAGAGGACTAATCATTGAGCATAGCCCCGTGGAGTTTTAGTAAGATCAAGGCGTTTCAGCAATGTCCTAAGCAGTTCTACCATGAGAAGATACTCAAGCAGTATCCGTTCAAGGAGTCTGAGGCTACGTTGTATGGGACAGCCTTCCACGAAGCAGCGGAGATATACATCCGCGACGGTGGTGAGCTAGACCCACGGTTCAGTTATGCACAGGGTATGCTGGACGCACTTAATGATAAGCAGGGTGAGAAGCTGTGCGAGATCAAGATGGGACTGACTGAGAACTTAGAGGCATGTAGCTTCTTTGATAGTAACGTGTGGTTCCGTGGTATAGCTGACTTAGTTATACTAGACAGAGAAAACAAGCTGGCTTGGGTGATAGACTACAAGACCGGCAAGTCTGCAAGGTACGCAGACAAGGGGCAGCTAGAGCTTATGGCTTTGGCTACCTTTAAGCACTACCCCGAAGTAGAGACTGTTCGGGCTGGACTGTTGTTTGTGGTGAGCGAGGATCTTGTTAAAGACCGATACACCATAGAAGATGAAAAGAAGTTATGGGCTAAGTGGCTGGGTAAATACAGCGACATGGACGTAGCCTTTAAGAACGACAAGTGGGTTCCTAACCCTAGCGGGTTGTGCAAGGCATGGTGCCCTGTACTAGAGTGCTCACATAACGGAAGAAACTAATGCCGTATAAGAACAAAGCAGATCGTAAGAAGCAGAAGAACCCACCAGTGGGTAGTCCAGCGCACGAAGCCCGTATGGAGAGACAACGTGCTAGGCGTGCTGTGGATAGGGCTGGTCGTGATGCTAATAACAACGGTAGGGCTGACAAGCGTGAGGGTAAAGATGTCAGCCACAACAAGATGTTAAGTAAGGGTGGCAGCAATGCAGATGGCTATAGAGTAGAAAGTAGCAGTGCCAACCGTAGTCGCAATGGTAAGAGACCAAAGCGTAGGACAGTTTAGTACGACCCATCCCCTCTCCTTTGGGTGTCCACCACGCGCCGTCCGTGGGTACGAAGACGGCATTATTTAGACCCACAGGTATGTGCATCGTACCTGTAACGGCACGTTCCCGTCCGTGCGGTCGAAGGCGGGGCTAATTTAGTTTGCGTGTTGGGGGAGACCCCCTTCACGCCTTTTTGCATGGGAGCAATAATGAAAATAGAAGAATTAAATATAGATATTCGTGTTAGAAATGGTCTCTGGTCAGAGGGTATTTACGATGTAGAAGACCTAAGCCTTTGGACAGCTAAGGATTTAGCAACTATTCCTAACTTCGGGTGGAAATCTCTTATAATCTTAATAGACGCTTTAGCCAAGGAGAATCTTTGTTTTATAGGAAGCGGTGTTAAATGCAGATAGTAGATAACAGAGCAGTATTACTCAAACTTAGGAACCCAGCGAAGGTGACGCAGATCATTCCTAAGAGTAAAGAGTTGTCTGGCAACAGAGTGGTAGTTAATTGGGGCGTAGAAGAAGCCCGTGTGTTAAAGAACTTAAATATAAACATACCTTCCCCGATACGTTCTAGGTACGAGTGGACAGGTAAGTACGAACCTATGAAGCACCAGAGAACAACTTCTGAGTTCTTTACGTTGCACAAACGCGGGTTCTGCTTTAACGAGCAGGGTACGGGCAAGACCGCCAGTGCTATATGGTCTGCGGACTACCTGCTGAACGAGGGCCACATCAACCGTGTATTAGTGATATGCCCTTTGTCTATCATGCACTCGGCGTGGGTAGACGATCTGTTTACATTCGCCATGCACCGTACAGTAGATGTTGCTTATGGCCCCGCCCCCAAGCGTAGGGAGATCATAGAACGTGGAGCAGAGTTCGTGGTCATTAACTACGACGGTGTAGAGATAGTAGCTGACACCATAGCCAACGGTGGGTTTGATCTAATTATTGTAGATGAAGCTACCCACTACAAGAACCCACAGACGAAGCGGTGGAAGACCCTTAACAAGTTATTAAATTCAGATACGTGGCTGTGGATGATGACCGGCACACCAGCAGCGCAAAGTCCGTTGGATGCCTATGGTCTGGCTAAACTTGTTAACCCTAATTCAGTGCCACGGTTCTTCAGTGCGTTCAGAGATCAAGTCATGTACAAGGTGACTAACTTCAAGTGGGCGCAGAAAGATACGGCAACCGATACCGTATATAACGCACTTCAACCTGCCATACGGTTCACCAAGGAAGAGTGCCTAGACCTACCAGACATGGTTTATGTAAAACGAGAAGTAGAACTTACTCGACAACAGACTAAGTACTACAAAGAACTTAAAAATAAAATGGTCATGCAAGCTGCGGGAGAACAGATAACTGCTGTAAACGCAGCGGTAGGTATGAACAAGCTGTTACAAATATCAGCCGGTGCTGTCTACACCGATGACGGAAGTTCTTTAGAGTTTGATATTAAGCACAGGTACAAGGTGCTGCGCGAGGTCATAGATGAATCGAGTAAGAAGGTACTTGTGTTCGTACCGTTCAGGCACGTTATAGACATACTATCTGAGAAGTTAACGGCTGATGGTATATCCACTAGCATAATTCGCGGTGATGTGTCGGGCGCAAGACGTACCGAAATCTTCAAACAGTTTCAGCAGACAGACACACCACAAGTTCTTGTCATACAACCGCAAGCCGCTGCCCACGGGGTTACGTTAACCGCTGCGAATACAGTGGTGTGGTGGGGGCCGACCAGTTCTTTAGAGACGTACGCACAAGCTAATGCCCGTGTTCACAGGAAGGGGCAAGACCATAAGTGTACGGTGGTACAGCTACAAGGTTCAGCGGTAGAGAAGCGAGTGTACTCACTATTAGATAATAGAATTGACGTACATACAAAAATGATTGATTTATACAACGAAATACTTGATTAAGTCATTACTTGCCACTATAGTATCTTATAAGGCATATGGAGAACCTAAATGACTGATACTGAGCAGAGTATGCTTACTAAGCTGACTGGAACATACATTAAAATCAGAGATAAGCGTAACGAAGTTAAAGCTGCTTTTGAGGAAGAGTATGAACGGTTGGGTGAACAGCAAGACCTTATAAAACAAAAACTTATGGATCACTGTAAAGAGCATGGGGTGGAGAGTGTAAAGACAGGCGCAGGTTTGTTTTACCGCACCACAAAAACTAAGTACTGGACGAACGACTGGGAGCAGATGCACCAGTTCATCGTTGAGGAAAACGTACCAGAGTTATTAGAACGCCGCGTTTCGCAGAAAGCTATAGCGCAGTACTTAGAAGAGAACCCAGATAAGTTACCTAAAGGGCTTAACAGTGTTACCGAATACACAATAAACGTGAGGAAAAAGTAGTGGAACTAGAACCATTAGTAGAAATAGAAGACGTAGCGAAGCACCTGCGGGTGTCCGTGTCTACGGTTCGGGCATGGCTAAGGCAGAACAAGATACCTAGTAACACATACGTGAAGATAGGTAAGACCTATAGGTTTAAGTTGTCAGCCGTAGATTCAGCCTTACTAAACTCTGCAACAGACAGAGCAGCCGATGCGGTGGACTTCGATACCATTGCTGATGTAATGTCTGAATTTGAGGATCAATAATGTCTGAAGGTACTTTTAGGCGTATCAGTATCAGAGGTGGAGAGTTCCGCAAAGTAATTAAAGGTGAAGAACACCTTATAGAGTCCGATAGCCTAAACGTAGTTATAGTCAATGCCGCAGGTGTAGGGCGTATGTTCTACAACAACGAGTATGGTAGCGGTAATTCATCATCTCCCATCTGCTGGTCGTCTGATACTACTGTACCTGATCCAGAAGTCCCCGAAGATACTAGGCAGTCTGGGCGGTGCATGGACTGTACGCAGAATATAAAAGGTTCTGGCAATGGTAATGCCCGTGCCTGTAAGTTTTCTCAGCGGATAGCTGTCACTTTAGATGGCGCACCCAATGAGATTTACCAGATGCAGTTACCAGCAAATGCTTTGTTTGGTGACGCAACGCGAGGGTGGATGAGTATGCAAGACTATGCAAAACATCTTGCTAAACATGACACCTCCGTCATAACCGTAGTCACCAAGATACAATTTGAGGACGATGGTTATATCCCAAAACTTCGGTTTAGACCTGTAAGGGTACTCAAACCAGAAGAGCTAGAAGAAGCCGTGGAAATGAGCGAACACTCAGATACTGCACGGGCGTTGGCTATGTTACCCCCACCAAAGCGTTGGGATAACGAGTCGCCGTTTGGCGTGGTAGAAGGATTTGTTTACGACGCGACAATTTAATTAAGGAGAACTAAAAATGAGCGAAGTCTCAATGACCTACATGATAAGTGATGTAGAAGCGATGTACCCCAAGCTGAATAGAACCTACAAGTTTGATAATAAAGAGCAGCGTAGTGTTCCCTGCGAACCTTTGGATGACGGTTCGGAATACTCAGTAAATTTTCGTATGTCTCAGGATCAAGCTAAGAATCTGTTTAAGGCTATGTCTGCGGCTTATAAGGCCAAGAGAGAAGATAGCTGGCCTGAGAAGATTGAAATACCATTTAAGAAAGAAGAAGACGGTACATTTACCCACAAAGCCAAGCTAAAGGGTGCGTACGGTAAAGATGTTACTCGTGCTCCTATGCAGGTAGATTCTACAAATGTTAAGTTGGGTGGTGATTTCTTGTTGACCACAGGTAGCACCATTAACATCAGCATGGCTCTAAACCCCTATACTGGGTCTATGGGCACAGGCGTATCGCTACGTCTAAAGGCCGTGCAAGTTATCACTTATAAGCCTATGGAAAACACCTCTCCATTTGGTGTTGTCGAAGGCGGTTTTACCGCTGAAGCTGCCGAGGATGTAAGTCCGTTTGGAGAAGTTGCCACTACTGTAGCTCCCCCTGCCCCACCTGCTGTAGCTGATGAGGATGATTGGGGTGATGATACCGCTGATACTGCGGTAGCCGAACCTAAGAAGGTTGTTAAGAAATCTACACCCGCCAAGGTCGAAAAAGAAGATCTGGCTGGTGTACTGGCGGATTGGGACGACTAACCGCTAACAACTTATTCCGTGGCTAGTACTTACGAAGAGGGTGTTTCGGCACCCCTGCCACGGTGCCTCTTGGTTTTGGATAAATAAGTATGGATACAAATACATTTTTGAGGAGGGCAGTTAGTGATGAGGGTCTCTACTGCATGTTTACTTCTCGTATGTCGGATCAACGTCGGGTTCAAAAATTTTATGATTCACTAGATGAATTAGCAACAGACGCAAAGCAATTTGATGGTGATGGGTACGATGTATACTTCGCCCTCGCTTCTTTTACTGAAAGTGGTTCTCGTAAAGTAGGTAACGCTAAACTTCTTAAAGCGTTCTTTTTAGATTTAGACTGTGGGCCAAGCAAAGATTTCGTAGACCAGAGAGCGGCTTTAGATGCGCTGCGTGCGTTCTGCTCGGTTACTAAGTTGCCCAAGCCTTATGTAGTTAACTCTGGGCGTGGGGTGCATACCTATTGGTTCTTGCAAGAAGCTGTCTCTAAAGATGACTGGGTTCCCGTTGCCGAACAGTTAAAGAAGTTATGTAGAGAGCACGGGTTTTTAGCTGACCCTGCGGTAACAGCAGATGCGGCTAGGGTGTTACGTGTAGTAGGTACTCACAATCACAAGTCATCTCCCCCATCACCAGTACTAGGTATAGGGGTCAACCCACCTCCAGCGGTAGACTTTGATGAGTTTGCCAAGCTGTTGGGTATGGACGAGATACCAGTTCCTAAGAAATATACCCCTGCTCCAGCAAGTGCAATGATGCGTGCGCTGATGGGCAACACCAATACTTCGTTTAAAGAGATTCTAAACAAGACTAGCCAAGGCAAAGGGTGTGAGCAGATTAAACTTATCTACACGGATAGGGACAATTGTTCTGAGCCTTTGTGGAGAGCGGGGCTGTCTATAGCTAAGTTCTGCACCGATGCTGACAAGGCAATGCACAAACTATCTGACGGACATGAAGGTTATTCGGCAGGGGCTACTACTGAAAAAGCTGCTCTGATAAAAGGCCCGTACCTATGTAACAAGTTTGACGAGTTTAACCCTGACGTATGTAAAAACTGTATGCACTGGGGGAAGATAAAGTCCCCTATAACACTAGGCAACACTATTATAGAGGCCACTGCGGAAGACAATGTGGTCGAATCTCACTCCGCTACGTTGGCTAATGCACCAGTGCAGAGCTACATAGTACCTACATACCCCAACCCATATTTTAGGGGGGCTAGTGGCGGGGTGTACGTACGGTCATCCAATGCCGATGGTGACATTGATGAGAAGATCATCTACCACAATGATCTATATGTAGTTAAACGGGTACGTGATGCAGAGATAGGTGAAGCTATAGTTATGCGATTACATCTACCCAAAGACGGGGTGAGTGAGTTCACCGTACCTTTAACCGCAGTTACTTCCCGCGAAGAGTTCCGCAAGCACATGTCTATGCGGGGGGTCGCTGTAAGCAAGATGGATGAAATAATGCAATACACGACAACTTGGGTTAACGAATTACAGGCTACTGTAGTAGCTGATGAAGCCCACCGTCAGTTTGGTTGGACGAGCGACAAGATGGAGTCGTTCATAGTAGGTAATCAAGAGGTGTTTGGAGATCGTATATCGTTTAACCCCCCAGCCTCTACTACAGTTGCTATGTTCCCCGCCTTTGACCCAAAAGGTACGTTAGACGCTTGGGTAGAAATGGCTGACTTCTTAAACGTAGATGGGCAGGAAGCGTATCAGTATATTATGGGGGCATCTTTTGGGTCTGTGCTGATGGAGCTTATGCCCGTAGCATGTTCTGCGTTTCACATTCATAGTAAAGATTCCGGTCTAGGTAAGACCACTGCATTAGAAGCAGCCCTTACTCCTTGGGGCGACCCGTCAGAGTTGTTACTGGGTAAAGAAGACACCTACAACACCAAGATGAATAGGGGTGAGGTCTACCACAGCATACCGTTGTTCCTAGACGAGCTTACTAACCTATCCCCTAAAGAACTTAGTAACTTAGCGTACCAGTATGTGAGTGGTAGGCAGCGTAGACGACTGACAGGTAGTGCAAACGTAGAGCGTTATAACGGATCAGCTTGGAGCTTCACTTCTGTATCTACTGGTAACGTCAGCCTTATTGAGAAGATAGGGTTATACAAGCAAGCACCGAAAGCAGAGGCACAGCGGATACTAGAGTATAAGGTAGACCGCTTGTTTAAGACCGCTGGTAGCAAGAGCAGCACAGATAAGTGGGCGCTAGACGTTCAAAAGAACTGGGGCCATGCAGGTATACCGTTCGTACAGTACGTTATAAACAATTTGGACGAGGTTAAAAAGCTATTAAGTGCCGTACAGAAGCGTATAGATAAACGTGCCGTACTCACATCTGAAAACCGATTCTGGTCAGCAGGTGCTGCGTGCTCTATCACAGCTTTGATTCTATGTAGGCGTATGGGGTTGTTAAGTTATGACCCAGAGAAGGTATGTGCGTGGATAGTGACTGTACTGAAGCGCAACAAGAACGCGGTTACTGACATGAACGAGTCAGTAGAGCAGATACTCAACGATTACATGGCTGAACACTGGAATAACGTACTGTGGATCAAGAGCACGGATGACCGGCGTAAACAGAACGGCAACGGTATTGACTCGTTGATAATACCTGACGCAGTGCCCAAGGGTAAGTTTGTAGCTAGATACGAGACTGATGTGAAGAAGGCATACTTGTTACCTAAACCTTTGAAGGAGTGGTGTGGTAAGCAGCAGATAAACTTTTCATCTTTCTACGACGACCTAAGTAAGAAGCTAGGCGCTAAGAAGTCTAAGATACGTTTGAGCAAGGGTACGCACATGGACTTGCCCCCTACCGATGTAATCGTAGTTGGGTTTACCGTAGAAGAAGTACAAGAAGGGGTAGAGTTTGATATGGAGAGTGCGGACGATGAGTAAGAATTTTTTAGCAGCAATACGCGCTCAGAACAAAGCATTGGAGATGGGTAAAGAACGCGGTAAACGTGCGTACGCAGATGAGCCGAACATAACGCCAATACCCCGTGAAGAACACGGTAAGTTCAGACGCAACCTAACGCCAGAAGAAATTATGCTGGTGTTAAACGCGCAGGGGGAAGGTATACCAAGAGCTAAGATAGCCCAGCAAACAGGTATGAAACCCGCTGCGGTGTACAACATATCGCGCAGGTACGAGTTAACTCGCGTTGGTGGGTACAGGGTCTTAGGTAAAGGTGGTTAAGAAAGGCACTGTAAGCAGGGGGGTTATCAAGCACGATGACCTTAACCCAGACGGTGTTCGCGTAGTAGTAAACTGGGAAGCTATGGTGGTAGGGGCATCTGTGTTCGTACCCTGCATCAATACCGTACTAGCCACTAAAGAACTTAAACGTATAGTAGGTTCCAAGGGCTGGGAATCAGAGACTCAAGTACGTATAGAGGACAATAAACTAGGCGTGCGTCTGTGGAGAACTCTGTGATAGCATTATCGGGCAGTGCAACGCTGCTGGTTCTCCATAACCGGCCCACCCTTCGGGGTGGGTTTTAATCGTTCATAAACCAAGGTTCCTCTTCAAGCCTTCTCTCGGTCTCTCGTGCGTAAGCTCTTAAAGCAGGGCTTAGTGTTACGCCGTTATACATAGTTACAGAAGTCTTGGCGTGCATCTTCAGAGACCGATTGATAGAGTCGGGCGTGATTACTGCCTCTTTACCTTTACTAGAGTGTCTTTGATTGTGTGCCATGATCTCTTCCATTATATCAGACGGGTTTTCTCCCATACGTATAGCGGTGTATAGCTGCTTTAATAACCTAGATTTGTTCTTAGATACTGTGGTGTCTATCTTCTTCAGGTCTTGGTTACGCTCTTGTGCGTTTGAGTACTTGGCAGGAGCATACCCAAAGAATTTAGCGGTTAACTCCCCAGCGTTCATATCATCAGTAATTGGATCGCCTCTACGGGTAAGGGCACCTTCTTGTCCAAACCTAACCGCTTGCTGCATGTTACGAGCAAAGGCAGGGGACATAGCTTCTATACCCCTACGTGTTTCACCTTCGTATATGTCGTTTAGACCACGCCCAATAGAAGATAAGTACCCTAATGCTGGGCCACCTATAAGGTCTACAAACTCTTCTTTGTTAGACTTGTTAAAGTCGTACTTGTTGTTACCTAAGATTAAGTTAGATAGTCCAATACGTGTCGCTACGTCTATTTCAGCTCCTGCGAAAGCAGTGAGGTACTGCACGCCGCCTTTGTATAGGAAGTCATTCAAGTATTGACGAGTCAGTGCATCAGCATCTTCTTCTTCGTCATCTAAGAATAGGTCAGCTAATCCTTGTGCAATTCCAACTATGGTCAGACCTTGTACACCCGACATAGCAAGTGCAGCGCCTTGACTTGCAACAAACTGTTTTCTAGCTATACGTATACTTTCATCATCTAGGCCGTTCTCTTTAGCTTGTTTCAGAGCAGCCCTAGCCATCATAAGCTGGTTGTAGTACATGGTGAAGCCGTAGGTCTTAAACATCATAGCTACACGACCAACTTGCTTCTGCGCGTACCGTGGAGCACTGTTAAGTCCAGCACCACCGTTTAACTGGGCAGTGTCGTGCAATGCCGTAGCCATAGCCTTTCTTTGTTTTTCAGCGTCTGTGAGTTTGTCTTCGTTCTTAGCTTTGTTAGGCGTAGCGTTTAACCTTGCCATCTCATTCAAAAACGCACCTATAACGGTAGCTTGCCTGTTAAACCGTTCAACCGTATGGAAAGGCAGTGCGGCCCATTTGTTAAACTTATCCCATGCGTTACCCAACGTACCCGCTTTAGGGTCTGCTGCAAGTTCCAAACCTAGTTGGTCAGCAAGTAGAGATCGGTTCAATAGGCTTCTATCAGCGGATGTCTGTACTACATCGCGCACCATACCTAAGAACTCTTTCTTTGACATGGATTTGGTTTTACCGCCCGCAATGGGCATCTGGTAGTAGTTTGGTTCGTCTACTACGTCATCACGTATTTGCAGTTGGCCTTTTGCATCCGCTGCATAGTAGTTATCTATAGAAGGCATATAACTGTTAAGTACGTCTTTACTACCTTCTACGATAGCGGTATTACCAAATGGGGTTACTTTGTGAGACAACCCACTACCTGTAAAGAACTTAGTAGCCGCAGCCATAGAAGCGGTAGCTGTCTGCATGTTAGTCCTGCCCGCAAGGAAAGGTAAGATAACCATAGGTATAGAGGCAGCGTTGTTTAATGCACCCGCCGCGTTAAATCCTAGCGTACCTACGAAGGCAAGTTTGTTTCCCCCGATAGCTAGATTATCTAACCACGAATCAGAAGGACTTACGGTAAGTTCTACACGCTTACGTATCTCTTCTTTTAAGATGTTAGCTTCAGATATGTCTTCTATTCTACCGTTCTCTACAGCGCCGGTAATTTCTTCGTCTACTTCCCTAGCTATTTTACGTATGTTCTCCGCACCTTTTATAGCTTCGGCACGCCTAGCCATACCATAACCCTTTACGTTGAACGCACGCATAGCACTATCTGCGGCACCTAACTTGTTTTCTCGTTTACGAAATGCTTTTAAGAACGAAGACTCAGGTACAGACTGTATAAAGTCATTAACAATACCGTCTATGGTTTCTTGTTTTTTAGCTCTGTCCGCCGCCGTAGCTTCGGGAATGCTTTCGTTTAGAGTCTTAATAATTTCTGCAACAAACGATGTGGGGGGTATATTGCTACTACTAAGCCCCATATCCTGTATGCTTTCAAACGGCTCAATCCCTGTTACTGTGAAACCCTCTATAGAGTCCTCTTTCAAAGACACCTGTGCTCTAGTCCTAGCAGCGGGACTTTCAAACGATTCTACAACTACTTCTGGTGGGCCATCAGTAGGCTTCACGTAGTACCTTAGCCAGTAGTCTCCCTCACGTAGAAGTGGGAAGTACGGCTCAATTTTATTTTTACTAAATATATTCTCTAGTATGGCGTTTACTTTCGCGGTACTAGCACCTTCACCTGAAGCATCTTCTATACGCTTGGAAAGCGCCTTCTGCATATCTTCCATTATCTCTTCGTACGACTTACGTAACTGAACGTAAGCTGCTTGACCGTCAGGCCCAAGGTTGTTCCAAGCAGGTCGCTGCGCGTCCCAGATCGCTAGTTTCTTTTTGTTGTTTTTGTAGTAGTTTCTGTCCCTAGATGGGTCTACTCTGTCCATCGTGCTGTCAGTTGTTAACTCATCAAAGGTTCTAATCACCTCGCCGTCCTTGTTAGCAGCATCGGCTCTCTTTAACTTGTTAGTTATATCCGTGGCAGTAGCGGTCAACCTACTGTTTATACGCGCCACTCTGCCGTTCTGTTCTTGGAAAGCCACATCCAGATCAGCTACAGAATCTATGCCAAGTCGAATACTTGCTTGGTCAGCAAGAGCTTGCATATTTAACAGCCCCGCCGCTACTCCTTTAACAGCCCTAAGTCCTTTATCCACAGCGGTGCTTGTACTGTTACCAAAGAAGGTCTGGAACCCATTAGATAAGGCTTCGGTTCTATTTTTCCTTAGCTCACGTACTGCGTCGTTACCTGTTGCCTTAGTTATGGCCTTCGGTATTTTCCCTTCTTTAATAGACATAAGAAGTTTACCGGCATCTCGTTGCTCCGGTGCCGGGGCCAGTACTGCATCAATCAATTCGTCTAACACCGTATTAGTGTCGCGCTTCTTAACAGGTTTACCTAGCAGGCGGCGGAACATGTTACGTACCCAATCCTGTACGTCTTGCAGTACAGATGCCGAAGTGGTTGTAGACATACCCGCTAGTTCATTACGAAACTTAGAGTTAGCCATATACTCTGACAAGAACTCATCTAAAGACTGTGAACCGTAGTAAGAACTTAGTTGGTCTTTGGACTCGTCGTATATCTTCTGTAGCCGTTTGGTAGAACCAGCTTTGGGGTTGGTAAGTGATGCAGACAGCCCCGCGTGGCCCATCTCATGCAGGATAGTATGTGTGTTAACACCGTAGTCTTTATCAAGAGTTATGGTATTGGTCTTAGGATCAAATATACCTGCCGCCAATGTGCCATCGTCATTGATTAGATTTTCAACTACCTTTAGCTTGGTTGTACCTACGTTAGCCAGTAACTTCTTAGCGAACTGCTTTACAACCGGATTAGGGTGGTGCCTGACTATGGCCTCTAGTGCATACGGTAAGCTAGTAACCGTCTCCGAAGGCACTTGCAGTACGGCATCTATAACTTGCTGCGGTGTTGCTTCTAGGCTCTCAATGGCGTTCTTGGGTAACGAAAGCGTCTTTAAAGCCTGACGTTGAGTCTCTATATCATTTTGACGATCCGTCCTAGCCTTTTCTTGGCGTTCTGGAGATAACGTAGCAATGTCAGCTTCAAAAGCAGCGTTCGCATCCGCATCAGATATACTCCTTCCCCCACCAAGATCAGGGTTATAGTAACCTCTGTTAATGGTAGCTGCCTTTGGCCCCATAAGAGGTGCGGGTGTAAGGGTAGCTTTCATAGCTGCTATTTCATCAGCATCAAGAGTTGTCCCTTGAGACCTTTTTTCTCTACCCGATTTAGCTAACTTATTTATTTTAGCTAACGTCTTTTTATCTGAGTCAGTTTGTTTTTTAGGGTCTTTGTTTGCTACGGCTTTAAATTGTTTAGTTGTAGCCGCCCTATCTGCTATCTTACTTCTACTGGCAGCTTCTTTAGCTGTGTCAAACGCTTCTTGTACTCTGGTCTTACCTTCTGTAGATAGGTTCTTATCTGCCCATGAAAGTACTCGCTGCGCCTCTACCTTACCCATACCCTTAAAGAAATCGGCCTCACCTTCAGGCTGCGCTGCTTTTTCGTCTATCTCTGTTCTGTACTTGTCCGCGTTAGTAGATACATCATAGTTAGCAAGGGTAAGCCCGTTTGCAATATCTCCAGTAACTGCACCGGCTTCTAAATAAGTACGCGCAGCA